GACGCGATCGATTACACCGCGGTGCGGGCGCAGCTCCTCGACGACGCCTCCGAGTTCGGCCATGTTCTCGGCGTCGGGTTCGATCCGTGGAACGCCCGCCAGTTCGCCCAGGAACTCAAGGACGACCACGGGCTCCCGATGATCGAGGTGCCGCAGACGATGAAGACGTTGGCGGCCGGTTCGCACCGCCTCGAGCAGCTCGTGCTGCAGCGGTCGCTGCGAACCGACGGCAATCCGGTCCTGCGGTGGATGATGGGCAACGCGGTCGCCCGCCGTGACACCGACAACCGGGTGCGGCCCGACAAGGCAAAGTCGGGGCAGAAGATCGACGCCGTATCGGCCCTGGTCTCCGCGATCGCTGTAGAGCTCGAAGGCGAAGCGCTCCCGGACTTCGCCGCCCAGTTCGTGTAGGGCGGAACTCTCCACCCCCGGCGAATGGTGCGTCGGGGGTGACACTCCTCGCAGACCTTGAGCTGAGGAGAAGCCCGCAGATGACCACCCGAATCCGTGAAGACAACGAAGCGGTCGGTGTCACCGCCGCCGCTGGTGTGACCGCTGTCGAAACGCCGACAGCGTTGCCGATCCACAAGACCGTGCTGAGCCTCGAGGACGTGTCGGTCACGGTGGCGAACACGACCGGTGTGTCGTTCGGCGGCACGAAGATCCACGACATGCCCGAGGGTCGCATTCTCATCCTCGGAGCGGTCCTCGGCGGTGTCACCGTCGATCTGTCCTCGGCGACGAACCTCGACGCCGCGGACGGCGGCGACATCTCGGTCGGTACGACCGTCGCCGGCGACGGCACCCTTTCCGGCACCGACGTGAACATCATCCCGTCGACATCGATCGACCCGCTCTCCGGCGGCATCACCGGCGCCGCGCTCGCCGCGTCCGCGCAGCTCGACGGCACCTCAGCCGCTGTCGACGTGTACCTCAACATGCTGATCGACGACGCCGATGTCGGCGACACCGACTCTGATGTCGTGCTGATCTCCGGCACGCTCACCCTCGTGTGGGTCAACCTCGGCGACTTCTGATCGCCGTGGCCGCCGCCCTCCAGGTGCTCGGGATCATGGCTGTCGTGGCCGGCATCTCGATGGTGTTCGTCCCCGCCGGGTTCATCGCCGGCGGGTTCGGCGCGGTTGTGGTCGGTGTCGCCCTCGAGCGGCAAGCCCGCACCGCCACGGCGAAGGGTGACGGCTGATGCTCGCGGGCCTGTTCGGAGAGTCCCGGTCGGTCACCGTTGACGAGGCGATCAACGCGGTGACGGCGCAGCGCGGCTCCGCCGGCGGCGGGAAAGTCTTCCCGGTGTCCGCGTCGAACGCGTTCGCGCACGATGCCGTTTGGGCGGCGGTGCGGTCGATCTCGAACCCGATCATGGTCGCACCGGTGTCGTGCCACCGCGGCGACGAACTCTCCGCGAAGGCGACACCTTCGACGCAGATCGCGACGCCGACGATCATCTCGGACCCCGCCGGGTCGTGGGACATCGACCGAGAAGCGGTCCTCACGTTCGCTGTCGATTCGCTGCTGCTGTGGGGCAACCTCTTCGGTGAGATCACAGCGCTCGACGCGAACGGGTTCCCGGCGCAGATCCGGCCGATCAACCCGCAGATGATCGAGTGGCGACAGACCCGCTCCGGCCGGGTTACCTGGTACGTCCAAGGCAACGAGCTGGGCAAGTGGCCCAACGGGCCACTGTGGCACCGTGCCCTGTACCCGTCCGGTGGGCCGGTAGGTATCCCGGCGATCTACTGGGGAGCGAAACAGATCGGCCTCGGCCTCGCCGCTCAGGACGCAGCATCGGACTGGTTCGCGAACGGGTCGCAGCCCTCCGGTGTGCTGTCGTCGTCGCAGTCGTTCCAGAACGACAACGACGTCGCCGCCGCGAAGATCGCGAAGGAGAAGCTCCGCGATGCCATCCGCAACCGCGAACCGGTAGCGATCGGCGGCGATTGGAAGTACGTCCCGATCCAGATCCCACCGGATCAGGCCCAGTTCCTCGAGACGATCTCGGCCAACACCGCGACCGTGGCCCGCCTGTTCGGTGTGCGCCCCGAACGCATCGGCGGGTCCGCCCAAGGCGGCGCGTCGCTCACCTACGCGAACCTCGAACAGTCCGAGCTCACCCACATCACCCAGGCCGTCAACCCGGTCGCCATGGTCCTCCGCCGGGCGTTCTCGACACTGCTACGCCGCGGCCAGTACATGACGTTCCGCCTCGAGGACGCCTCCGTGCTCGGCGCGATGACGGAGATGCAAGTCATCTCGCTCGGTCTTCGCTCGGGTGTGCTCACCCACGGCGAATCGCGAGCCATGGTCGGCCGCGACCCGATCGAAGGGCGCGACCCGAACGAGCACATCTGGCCGCCGATGGTCAACCAGTCCGTCACCCTCTCCGCCGTCGACGAGTCCGGCGACGGCGCCGGGCTGATCGACGGCGACCGGTCGGCGACCGTCGATCACATCCCGACCCCAGCTCACACGAACGGAAACGGCAATGGCTCTCACTGACCTCCGCAACCTGCCCGACACGGTCCTCAACCGTCTCGAAGAGGCACCGGCCGGTGTGCTCGGCCGATCCGGTCGGGGCGACGCCCCCGGCCTCGACGTCGTCATCTCCGGTGCGCACGTCGGTGGCACCGCCCGGGCCGAGCAACGTCACCGTCACGCCTCGGACCTGGTCGTCACCCGCGCCGACGACGACCCGATCGCCCGTCATGTCGGCTACGCCCTCGTCTATGACTTCGCCTATGACGTCGCCGGCGGGCCGCCGTGGGGATGGACCGAAGAGATCGGCGCCGGCGCCTGCAACGGGTGCCTGCGCGACGATGTCCGGTACCTCCTCAACCACGACGGGCTACCGATGGCCCGCACCGTCAACCGCACCCTGGTCCTCGACGACGACGACCGCGGGCTGCACTCCGACGCATCAGTCGATCTGCGCCAGACCATCGCCGCGGATCTCACCATCGCGATCGAACGCGGCGACATCGATCAGATGTCGTTCGCGTTCCGGGTCGCCCGCCAGGAATGGAACGACGACTACACGGTGCGTCGCATCCTCGAGTTCGAGCAGCTCTTCGACACGTCATCGGTGACGTACCCAGCGAACCCGGCGACGCTCGTCAAGGTCCCCCGCACCGCCGACCCCGCACAGGTTTCGTTGCGTTCGGAGTTCGACCGGCACGCCGCCGCGGTCGACCTCGGCTACTAGGGCGGAACTCTCCACCATCCCACCGGTGCGCCGGTGGGGGACCGTGAAGACCATCAACCCAGATACACCCCGGAAGGGACCCACCGAGATGACCACTGCAAACTACGGCTCGATGCGCGCCGCCGACATCATCGCCCGTGGTGGCGTGACCGGCGGAGCGTCCCCGACCATGCTCGACATGGTCCGCAATCAGATCTCCGCCCGACTCGATGAGCGCGAAGCTCTTCGATCGTCGGCCGCCGAGGTCGAGTCGACCGTCGCTTCTCGCGATGGCGGCGAACCGACCCCCGACGAACTCGCCCAGATCCGGGACCTGCGCAGCCAGGTCACCGCGATCGATGTGCAGCTCAACGGCGACGGCACCGACGACAACCCGGGCCTGCGTGCCCGCGAAACCGACCTGGTCGCCCAGGCCGACGCCGACCGTCGTGCCCGGGCCGATGCCGACCGCATCGCCGCCGAACGCGGTCTGCAGGACGACCCGACCCCGACGCCGGTGGGTGCCGCCCGCACCTCCGACCGCGGGTCGGTGTACCAGGCCGAACCGGGCCGGTCGTTCATCGCCGACGCGATCTCGTCTCGTGAAGGCGGCAACGCCTCCGCACGGGAACGCCTCGCACGGTCCGCGGCGTTCGAGCTCGACGTGGCCCGCCGGGCCGGGCAGCCGATCACCCGCCTCGGCGAAGAGGTCCGCGACGCCACCACCGCGGCGTTTGAGAACCTCGTCATCCCGCAGTTCCTGCTCACCGAGGCCGCCCCGCTCGCCCGGGCCGGTGCCCCACTGTTCGAGGCGCTGCGTCAACTGCCGCTCCCCGCGTCGGGTATGACTGTCAACCTGGCCCGCACGAACACCGGCACCTCCGCCGCCGTGCAGGCCGCCGAGGGCGACGTCCCATCCGAGACCGACATCGACGTGAACGAGTACAACGTCCCCGTCGTGACGATCGCCGGCAAGCAGGACATCTCCCGCCAGGCCGTCGACCGTGGCTCGATCGTCGATCAGCTCGTGGTGGCCGACATGATGTCGGCCTACTACACGGCTCTCGACGCTCAGCTCATCAACGGCTCGGGCGGTTCCGGTCAGCACCGTGGCCTCACGAACGTGTCCGGCATCAACGGAGTCACCTACACCGACGGCACCCCGACCGCCGCCGAACTGTGGCCCAAGCTCGCCGACGGCGCCCAGCAGGTCGCATCGAACCGGTTCCGGCCGCTCGACCTGTGGATTCTGCACCCGCGCCGTTGGGGTTGGCTCTTCGCCGACACCGACACCGGCGGTCGCCCGCTCATCGTCCCCATGCCGATCGCTCAGAACTCGATCGGTGTCGGCGGTATCCCGACGATCGGACGGTCCGGGTACACCCTGGCCGGCGCCGAGGTCCTCCAGGACGCATCGGTCCCGACCGATCAGGGCGCAGGCACCGAAGACTCGATCATCGGTATCCGCACCGAGGACTCGCCGGTGTTCGTCGAGAACGGCGGTATGCCCCGCACGCTCCGGTTCGACATGCTCACCGCCGAGGAAATCACCCTCGCAGTGTGGGGCTACTCGGCGTTCGCGTCTGGCCGCTACCCCAAGTCGATCTGCGAGATCACCGGTACCGGCCTCATTGCGCCGACGTTCTAGGCCCCTGACGGCCGGGGGCGGCGGGTTTCCTTGGCCCGCCGCCCCCGGCACCGCCCCCGACTGAAAGACCATGAATGTGACCGACCAGCCAGACACCGACGACATCGAGGTCGACGACACGTCCGTCGAGTTGCTCGCCGCCAGCGTGAAGCTGCAAGCGCTCGCCCGCAGCCTCGCCCGGCAAGACAAGACCGTCGAAGCGAAGAAGGCCGACACCGGCGCAGCGAACCTGCGCGAGATCGCCGGGTACATGCGCCGCCGATCGTCGGCGGCGCAGGTCGGCGACATCGGACTCGTCGACCTGCTCACCGAACGAATCCATGCGGTCACCCGCCAGCTTCCCGATTCGACGCTCGACGTGCTCGAGTCGCCGGACGACGACCTGGCCCCGCCGGCACCCGCCGCCACCCCCGACCCTGAACCTCAGGCGGAGGGTTCGGGTGATCTGTTGAAGGCAACGCACGAAGAGCTCGACAAGTTCATCGCCGACAACGACCTCGACGCGGACCTGATCGATCTCAAGGTCGACGACAAGCGTGCCGCGGTGGCGGCCGCGCTCGCCGATGCCGCTGGCGAGTAGCCGGCGATGATCGAGGACGCCGCCCGCACGGGGTTCACACAGATCGCTCTGGCCGGCACGGCGATCACGTGCCGGTTCGGGTATCTGAACTCCGACGGGGTTCCGGCGGACGCGCCCGCTGAGCCGACCGTCTCGGTGGTCGACCTGGCTGGCGACCCGGTGACGGTCGGCTCAGTTACCAGCCCGGCCACCGAAGGCGACGAAGCCCCGATCTACGAAGCGACCATCTCGGCCGGGAACGCCCCGTCGGGGCCGGACCAGCTCACCGTGACATGGACAACCGACGGCGTCGCCCATGTGCGCACTATCGATGTCGTCGGCGGGTTCCTGTTCTCCGTCGCTGATGCCCGCCGCCGCAAAGGCAACCGGCACGTCACGAAGGTGTACGACGACGACATCGTCCAGGGCCGCATGGTCGTCGAGTCCGAAGCGCTCGAGCTGCTCGAACGGTCGATGACCCCCAGGGCCCGCAAGGTCACCGTGGAAGCCCCGTGTGGGTCGCGGCCGCTGATCCTGCCCGACACCGACGTGCGCACCCTCCGCAAGGTCACCGTCACCGCCGGGTCGTCCTCGGAGGTCTACACGGCCGGTCAGATCGCCGATCTGCACGTCGACAGGGCCGGGATCGTCACCCGCCTCGATTCGACCGTGTGGTCATCGACCGCGCGTGCGACGGTCACCGTGATCTACGACTACGGGCTGACCCACCCGCCGCAGGAGATCGTACAGGCCGCGCTGCGCCGCCTCGACTACTGGCTGCGCGAAGACGTGTCGCTGCTCCCCGAGTTCGCCTCCGGGTACACCATGCCCGACACCGGGTTCACGTACCGGTTCGGTGGCTCTTCGATGTCGACCGGCGATCTTGCCGTCGACCGGATCTACGACCGGTACCGGCGCCGGCCCGTCCCGATCGCATGAGCACCCGCGACGAGGTCATCTCGGCGCTTCTCGACCGGATCAGGGCCCTGTGCGTCACCGAGAACATTCAGGTGGTGCGGAATTACACCGATTCGCTCGAGGTCGAATCGGCGATCTACGTCGGCGACGTCACCGGCGACATCGAACTCCACGGTGCAGCCGCTCAGCCGTACCAGTGGCGCGACGCGTTCACGGTGCCGCTCGCCGTGCAGATCACCGACCCCGACTCGGACCCGGACGTCCTCGCCGCCCGGTGCGGTCACATCATCGATCTGGTCGTGTTCGCCGTGTCCTCCGCGTGGGACAACAACGATCCGCGCACCGCTCTGGTCGAGCCGGGCACCGACGGGCCGATAACTGTCGATGGCCCGTCACCGGTCCACTACACCCCGAAATCGCGGTGGCTTGCGATCGCGCTGATCGATGTGCCGTTCGCCCGCCATCTGTACCCCACCGATCAGGAGATCTCGCCATGACGTTCACCATCACCGCACTGCGCACCGATCTGCTGTTCCAGCCCGACGGGTCCGACGAGCTCGTGCGATGCGACGTCGGGGTCGAGGCGGTGGTGTCCGAACGCCAGGCCGTTCATGCCCTGGGCCGCACCGACATCGAGGTGGGCCTACCCGACGGGTACGCCGAACAACTCGTCGAACTCAACCCGGCGACAGTCGACGTCGCAAACCCTTCGAAGATGACCGTCGCCCAGCTCGACGCCGCTGCTGTTTCGCTCGGCCTGGACGGGTGGGGCGGCAACAAGGCCGACAAGGTCCAGGCCCTCACCGACGCTCTGAGCGGCTGAGGGCGGAACTCTCCACCCGCCCACGGTGGGCGGCAGGTTGCACGGTAGGCCCGTAACGATCTCAGGACGGAAGGCAGAAACGTGGCGCTGACAGGACCACAACAGGGCCAGCTCGCATTCGCCCGTGAAACGACATGGGGCACCGCGGTCACCCCCGACAAGTTCCTGCCGCTGCTCTCGGAGGACCTCGATCTGTCGTTCGATCCGGTGATGGACGACGCCGTTCGTTCCGGGCGGCGCATGATGATCGCCGAG